CTACCGTCAAGCTCTTCGTGACTTACCAGCGAATACAACTGACCCTGCAAATGTAAATTGGCCGGAAAAGCCTTCTTAATTTACCTCGCTTCGCATTTGTGCTAACGTGCGAGCAACTTTGGAGACACATTGATGACCACCATTACACATAAGCGCGGAGACACATTCGAACTCTCCTCAACGATTGAAAATGCTGGCGTTGGAGTAAACATCACTAGCTGGACTATCAGCAGCCAGGCTAGGGATGAAGCTGATGCGATCCTGCAAACATTTACTGTAACGAAGACCGATGCCGCCAACGGCGCTTTTACCGTTTCCGCTACAGCCGCGCAAACCGAACTTTGGCCTATCGGAAGCTACCAGATGGACATTGAGTTCATCGAGGGCGGCGGTGAGGTCAACTCCACCGAGACATTTACGCTGTCTGTTCTCCGCGACATAACAAGGGATTAATCATGGCTATTTACACAGTAAGCATTACGGACGGCACAACGCTTGCGAACCTGGCTGTTTCCGCTGGTCGTGGCCCTAAGGGCGACGGCTTTACTGGCGGCTCCTACAGTTCCAGCACTGGTCAAATAACATTCACCTCTAATGACGGCATTGGGTTTTCTACTGGTGACATCAGGCCGGAGATAACCGCAGCGGTTGCGGCAGCGGAAGCGGCCCAGGCTGGTGCGGAGACGGCAGAGGCTGGCGCTGAAGCCGCTCAAGCTGCAACTGAAAGCATCTTTGACCAGTTTGGCGACCAATACCTTGGGCCAAAGGCATCCGATCCTACAGTTGACAACGATGGAGACCCGCTTACCGAGGGCGACATCTATTTCAACACTACAGATAGCGTTTTAAAGTTCTATTCAGGGTCGGCATGGGTTGCGCCGGAAAGCATTGCTACCACTGCGGCCAGCGATGCGCAGGCAGCGCAGGCAGCATCGGAAGCCGCGCAGGCTGCCGCTGAGACTGCGGAAACCAATGCTGAGACTGCTGAGACCAACGCCGAGACTGCGGAGACCAACGCGGCGGCTTCGGCAGCGGCGGCTTCTTCCAGCGCCTCTGCTGCTTCCACAAGCGCAAGTGAGGCTGCTGCATCTGCCGCCAGCATTAACTTGAATAGCATTGACATCGACGGCGGCACAATTGACGGCACTGTGATCGGCGGGTCCACACCGGCTGCGGGTAGCTTTACGACTGGCTCGTTTACGGGCAACGTAACCTTCGGCGACAACGACAAAGCCATCTTCGGCGGCGTAACGTCTGAGCTTCAGATTTATTCTGATGGGTCTAATAGTTATGTTGACGAAGTGGGTGTGGGGTCTCTTAGAATAAGAGGATATAATCAGGTTCGTATAACTGATACGTCTGATAATATTGCGGCGATATTCAAGGGTGATGCTGAGACAACCCTATACCACAGCAACTCCCCCAAACTCGCCACCACCAGCACAGGCGTAGACATCACGGGTACTTTGACCAGCGATGGGCTGACTGTGGGAGCCACAAACGGTCTAGTGCTAGACACAAGCGGAGCAACTGAGGCATCTTGGACGCATAACCCTGCAAGTGGTGAGAGTACAATTAGTGTGGGCCGCAATGCTGGCTGGGGTGGCGACTTAAACATTAACACAGACACGCTTCGCCGTATGCGCATCCAGAACAACGGCAACATCAGCTTCTACGATTCGGCGGGGTCAAGCCAAAGTTTCTTCTGGGATGCGAATGCTGAGTCGTTGGGCATTGGGACGACTTCGGTTCATGCTGATCTTCATCTTGGCGCTGCAAGTCCACACATAGACATTGGCCCATCAGCGGGAAACCGTGGTAAGGTAGGCTTTGATAGCAACAATGTTTATATTGGGTCTACGTCCGGCACGGGTGAGATACATTTTAAGAACAACATTGGTTCTACTGATGCACCACATTCGTCTGGTGATACCAAGATGGTTATTACAGACAGCGGTGTTGGCATTGGGACAGATTCGCCTAGCCGCACGTTGTCCGTCAATGGTGTCGCAGGTTTTGGCAACGGCACTATTGAGACAATCATCAGCTTCTCTGACCGTGGTATTTTTGGCACCCAAAGCAACCATGCGCTTGAAATTCGGACAAACGGCTCAGAAGCCATGCGCATAACCAGCGCGGGTCGGGTAGGCATAAACACAACCAGCCCTGCCACTGAGTTAGACGTACAAGGTACAACCACTACCAACGGCCTTAACCTAGACGCCATCAGTGAAACCATCGCAGACACAGCCGTAGACGTATTCGTGTATGACACCAGCAAAGACTCTGACGGTGGTGCATGGCGTAAGCGCACACAAGGCACAAGCTGGTATAACGAAACCTTGAACACTGCCACCCGTGGTAGCCGTAAGGAGTTCCCTGCGGTTGCTGTGATTGTGGCTGAGGCTACAAAGGTCACGATCTACGATGGTGATGATCCTGACCTGCCTATGTGGATGGTGTTTAATGCGGCGGGTAATTTTGGTTATGCTATTACTACGTCTAGCCAAGTTTCCTCTCTGTCTGCTTTTAATGGCGTTCTCTGCGTAGGTTCAACTGACTATTCACTATCAGAAATAAACTTGATAGAAGACGCATCTTTTGCATACTTTCTAGCATCACTTGGCGCTGTCAGTGCTAAAGTTAAAAAGAATAATGATATTTCTGGTAGAAACTCTGGCAATGGCTACACATCGTTAGGTTTGGCAACAATAGTCAACGCTACAGTCAACGATGTAGCCATGACCGTGCTACCCAACGCCCCGATTGATGCAGCTACGGGCTTACCTGTGCCTACGATTGCAGTGGCGACTGATGGTGGTGTCAGTGTTATCAAGGATGATGGGGCTGTTGTTAGTGATACCGCAACGACTTACTCTAATAATGAAGCAGGCTATATCACATTTTTGAATGATGGGAGGTTGGCTTTTGGCACACGAAATGCCGAGGTTTATACTCGTATTACTGACATCCCAACTTCAGATAATTCAGCCCTAAAATCTACAGATGTAATTATCTGGAATAAAGGTTCGTCTTTATCAACAGTGGCTATCGATGTTAAGCAAGCAACTACATCGAAGAGATCGGGACATGCTTACAACAAGCAAACAGGAACGCTTGCTTTTGGGACTGCGGAAAAAGGTCTGTCATTAGTAAAGCCAGACTACATTGGCAATTCTGATAACGAAAATTTTGCTGCACATATTGACTCCACCTACAACACAGGCTGGATGAACGGCGACATCAAACTAGCCACCTTGTCCGACACGGATGATACTGACGTTACTGGCAGTGAGTTGGTGACGAATGGTACGTTTGATAGTGACTTGTCTGGGTGGACTTACAATTCAAGTTATTACCGTTGGAAAACAGGAGGCTATCTTGAGCGTTATAATCTAGGCGGAGAGTCTTCTGCTACTCAATCAATAACTACTGTTTCAGGCAAGACATATGTTCTTAGTTTTGATGTTTTGGTAGCCTCCCTTGCCCCAGTTATATATATTGGAGGAGTGGTGTTTGACGGTGATTTAGATGTTGGTAGTTATGGGTTTACATTTACTGCAACATCATCATCAACGGAGTTAGAGTTTAGAACAGCGGCGTCAACACTTGAATTGGACAACGTATCAGTACGCCTAGCCGAAGAAGATCGCAGCGTGAACGGCAATGGCTTACAGGTGTTTGGCACTGTAACCAAGAACCCTGTAAATTCTGGCGCTGATCTGGTGTCGTATGGTGGGTTCTCTGCCAGCAACTACCTTGAGCAGCCGTATAACAGTGACCTCGACTTCGGGACGGGTGACTTCTGCTATACATGGTGGGCTAACATTACAAGCGTCCCATCATATCTAACACATTTTGCACGAGAGTATCATAATGGTTCTGCTTTTGTAGGTTCCTCAATCGAAGTGTTTACAGAATCTTCGGCCGGTAAACTTAGAATTTATTTATCAGACGATGGTTATAGCAGCTATGATGTGTGGAATAGCAGTACTGTAGCCTTCGGTGCGGGATGGCAACACTTCGCTATTGTTCGTACAGGCAAGACCGTTTCAACATATATAAACGGCACTCTTGATAACAGTTTTACTTTAGTGAAAGCGGTAGCTTCCCTTGATAATGCCAACGCAAAGCTGTACATTAGCCGCCAAGCTAATGGAGGTAGCCCTATGACTAACGGCTCCCTAGCACTCTTCCGTGCATCCGCCACAGCCCCATCCCCAGAACAGATTGCTAAAATCTACGAGGACGAGAAGGTGCTATTCCAAGAGAATGCCCAAGCCACGCTATACGGCTCCTCTGATGCTGTAACAGCTTTGGCTTATGATGACACAACCAACATTCTGTCGGTAGGCACCAGTGCGGGTCGCAGTGACTTCCAAGGTCTACGCCGTGTGAACAATACAACTAACGCAGTCGGTGCCGCTATCAGCGCATCTAACGGCATGATTGTCGAGGAGTAAGCAATGACAGTTAGAGTAAACAAACCAGCCATAAATGTACGGGAGGAGTTGGCTGACCTCCGCAAGCCCACAGGCATAGCTGGTGAGGCAATGCTTCGTGCTGAGACACCACAGGAACAACAGGCGTTAATTGGGGTGGGTCGGCGTAATTTTATCATCAATGGTGGATTTGCGGTAGACCAACGCAACGATGGGGCAGAGCATACTAAATCAGGCAGCTCCTATAATATTACAGGTTTGGATCGTTGGGGTATTTATTACGACACAACTAAAATCCAGCAAAAGGTCGTGACTATTGGTACTCAAACGAAATATGCCTGTCGCTTTACATCGGGAGCATCATCTAACACAAACAGGCTATATTGCTTTACAAAGATAGAAAGTGGGAGTGCTTATTTCTCTGGGCAAACAGCAATGCTGTCTTTTTGGGCTAGGTCAAACACGTTTAAGCGTGGCTCGTTAGAGTTTCGTTACTACAATACGGCTGAGAGTGTCGAACATGCAAGTTGTGGTTTATTTGATCAACCAGACTTCTATACCGACTGGCACTATTATCAAATCCCTGTTGTGTTTGAGGAAGATGAAGATGGGGTAAGTCATGACCGTTATCTTTTCCTCAAGTTTGGTGCAAACATCGCTGATGTATCTGCATCTGACTGGATGGAAATAGCGGATGTCCAACTAGAACTAGGCAAAGTCGCCACCCCCTTCGAGCATCGGTCTTACGGGGAAGAACTGGCGTTGTGTCAGCGGTATTATGAGGAAGTTCCATTTGGACGTATAACAGGTTATCACACTGGTACTGTACGGGCTGGGTTCCAATGGAAAGTTAATAAACGGGCAACCCCTACAGTCACTTTTAGTTCGAGTGTTTTGTCTACTGGGGCATCTGTAACCTTAGCGCCATCAGGGCCGACTACATATGGCATGTCTATAAACGCTTCCGCTAGTGTTGCATCTAGTGGCATTCAGTCTCAAATTAGCATAGATGCGGAGTTATAATCATGTTTAATAAGACAGAAGAAAACAATATCTACTGCTCAACCCACAACCACAGCATCCCACTAGACCCTGCAAACCGCCACTATCAGGAAGTGCTAGACGCAATAATTGCAGAAGGTGCAGCCTGTTTCGACGGTGATATTCCCGCAGACCTACAAGCAGCGGCAGACGAAAAGCAGTTCAACCAACAGCTTGCAGACTACCGTACAGCCACTGCCCGACTAGCACAGTATGTGGTTGCAGATGGTCGTGCAGAAGTCACTGAGATGCAGCCCACAGGTGAACAGGTGTTCAACGAAGAAACTGGTGAGATGGAAGATGTGATGCACGAGGTTATCACAGTCACAGCCATTGAACCTGTTGAGGCTACAGTCACACGCTTGGTCTACTCTGAGGATGACCCAATGGCAGAGCCTACAGAGGAAACCATTGAGAACCCACTGATTACGACTGATGT